TCTTACGATCTTCATACATCTCAGCCATAAGCTTAGGAAGAAAACCTTGTTTGTCTGTTCTGAAGAACTGACCGTTTGGCGTGAGAGTTACATTGTTTAATTCTGTTGTGTCGATTTCTTTCTTCAATAACTTATCTACAGAAACACGACTGTTGATGATTCTTGACATTTCTTCTGTGTAATCATCAGGATCAACAAGCATTTCTGGTGATAGATTATATTGCATAATCAAATGTGGATACAGACTGTTCAAGTCAAATGATGCAACCCAATCATGTTTACCTACTTGAGGTTCTTTGACATAAGCACCTTCAAATGCTTCTGACTTGCTTTTCTTTTCTGTTGGTGGAACAATTATGTTATCTCGGCGTAGAAAGTTATAGATGATAGTATCCCACATACGAACTTGTGTGAAAACGTCATCATAATTTGTTTTGCTGTCATACGCCAAAGTCAATGCAAGTTCAATCAACTTTAGTTTATCTTCTAGTTCTTCAATTAGAGAAACATCACCAATATTATACTCAATGAACTTTTGATAGTTTAGTTTGTAGAGTTGATGTAGATTCTCATATTCAGAATAATCAACCTTGCGTTTGTCCAGTTCAACATGAGCAATATTATCGAGGCGATATGATTCTTGTGATGCACCACCAGGAGCATACTTACGATACAGTTCAATGTAATCAAGCATAGGCAAACCAACGAACTCATAAACTGTATGAGCTTTTGCCATCAGAATTGCTGTTCTCTCTGAAATATAATTCCAAGGAGAAAGTGATTTTGCGTCTTGCTCTGAAAGAATTCTATTGAAACGATTTACGAGATATGGGAAGTCAAAGAACTTGATGTTCCAACCAGTTACGATATCAGGATAGTTTTTTGTCCAGAATTCAAGAAACTTTTTGCTTAGAGTATATTCATCACGACACTTGAAGTATGTAACATTCTCATCATTATTTTCAAAGTCGCCGCAACCCCACACATAAGTCTTACCACCAAGATACTTTACCGCAATAGCAGTAATTGGTTCTGATGCTTCATATGGATCTGGAAATCCATTCTCAGAACCAACTTCAATATCAATGATTGCAATTTGCAGATATGATTGATCCCAGTCAACTTCATTTGGATGTTGCTCAGAGATATAATTGTATTCGAAACGAGTATTACCATAAATCTTCTTATTGGTAACACCTTCGTTTTGTTTTAGATAATCTTTTGCTTCACGAATTGAATTGAATTTGAATTCATGTAAGTATTCTCCATTCAGTGTTTTGAATGGGGTTTCTTTTCTCACCATCTCATACAGAGTAGGTTGATATTGAAGCCTTTCTTTGATTCGTTTACCATTTTCTATCCCACGATAGAGAATGTTGTTACCGAAACATTGAACATTGGTATAGAATGTAGTCATTAGCTAGTGATAAGTTGTTTGGTAGGAGGAAGAACGATTCCTGACCCAAATATTTGATTATAATTGTTTAAGTATTCTTGTGCTGGTGAATATTCATAAACTACATGTTTTCTGGCAACAATAACTTCATTATCTTTCTCTTGTTCAGCATGAATAGGCCAAGGAGCAAAGCCAATGTTTGGCTGTCCGTTTTGTCCAGGCATCACAGCGATACGAACAGGATTAGTCAGTCTGTATCCTAGTTCTCCAGACTCAATTTCTGCTAGAATTTCTTCTCCAGTTACCAGTTTTACTACTTTAATGTTTTCCATGATTTTCCTTTCAGATCAAATGTATATCATAGTATCATATTTTTTGACATAAATCAAGAGGTTGTGTGGCATAAATAGTAAGTGTCCACTAAATTTTAAGGGTTAAAATGTACTGGAACCCACAACCCACATATACTTTTCCATATACGATAAACGATTCAATGGATAAGTATACAACTTTCTTATGTGAATTTGTCGATTTAAAGAGAAATGGATATCATCATTTCACCAAAGCATATGACTCTCTTACTTATGGGTTTTGGGGACCGTGGTTGAAACAGTCTGACCAAGCAGTTAATAATTTCGCCGATCACCTAAAATTGATTTTGAAGTTAAAGTAATACATTAATTTTCTTCGTTATGTAACATTCTAATTGCGGAGAAAATGGATCCATTAACACTATTTGCTTTGGCTAATGGTGCAGTACAAGCGGTCAAAAAAGGTTGTGAACTATATAAGGAAATAGCAGGTGCAGCAGGAGATGTTAAAGGTGTTCTCAATGACCTTGAGGAACAGTTTAACTTACGTCACAAAGATAACCCTCCTACTACTGCTGAACGCAACCAATATGTTGCGGAAAAAAATAGAGTAATTGAATTAAGCAAGCAACAACCAAACGATATCTACACTCAAATTGGTGAAGAACTTGGCGTATATTTTGAGAACTACGCCAAGTGTACCGCTATCTTTGAAGAAGAAGAAAAACATGCTCAAGAAGTTTACACTGGAGAAACCAGTCTAGGTAAACGAGCATTACAGCGTGTGCTTATGCAGAGCAGGCTGACTGCTATGGAAGCCGAACTTCGTGAACTCATGGTTTACAATTGTCCACCGGAACTAGGTGATTTGTATACCCGTGTGTATGCCATGATGGAGAAGATGAAGAAAGAGCAATCTGTTGCTTGGGCTAAGAAACGAGTACAGGACAAGATTGCTGCTGCAAAGAAACGAAAAAGATTAAACCGTATTAGATGTGAAGCATGGAAGTATGGTATAGCTTTTGTGGTTACCATATACTTAACTTGGTTGGTATGGGCTGTTGTTCAAATACGAATACAAGAACAACCAGAGCTTGGTCGCTGCCTGATCCCAAAAGGAACTTGGCCCTATGAGTACTATAACAATTTGAAATGGATAGATTGTGAAATTAAACTCAACGAGGGAAATTAAATGAAAAAGATTTTACTTATTGCTCTGATGGCCTTTTCTACATTCTCATATGCTGAAGAAAGACAAAAGCCTGTTGCTTGTTATCAGTTAAATGAGATGTTAGATAACTTGAAAACAAATTATGGTGAAAAGCTTGATTTTGTTGTTGAAAATCATATGTATAGAGAATTTGTAACCAAGATTGCTGTTTATAGAAATGAACACACAGGTTCATGGACTATAATTGAATTTGGTGAAAATTTTGAAGGTGAAGGATGCATTCTAGGTTCAGGAAAACAAACTGCGCTGTAACTGGTTGCGGGCCCAAGAGTCGAACAAGGAACTGAGGATTATGAGTCCTCTGTGATACCATTTCACCAACCCGCCATTTATTTAGTGGTGCGAGTAGACGGACTTGAACCGTCAAGCCTTGCGGCGGCGAATTTTAAGTCCGCTGGGTTTACCGATTTCCCCATACTCGCTTGGTGCCCATGGACGGACTCGAACCGCCACGCTTTTGGCACTAGTTCCTAAGACTAGCGTGTCTACCATTTCACCACATGGGCATAAATATTTCTATGAAGTACCAATACTACGAAAAAACTTTCAACCGCTATGCTATCTATACAAGAGATATAGACAGTAAAAATTTTGTTCCACTATACAATGAATTTATTGATAAAGAATTTAAAATTATAGATTGGTCTACTTATAGTGAACCAATTGGTGCACCCTCTAGGAATCGAACCTAGTTCATCGGTTCTTCAAACCGCTGCTATGACCACATCAGCTAAAGGTGCTTTGGTGCATCGTAATGGATTCGAACCACTGACAACCTGCTTGTAAGGCAGGGACTCTACCACTGAGCTAACGATGCATTTTGGGGTAACCTATGAGGATCGAACTCATACTTTCTCGGTCACAGCGAGAAGTGCAGACCACTACACTAAGGTTACCACTGAAAAAACACATTTAATTAAATTTCTAAAAATGTATCGGTTGTTGAACCAAATTTTCCTTTTATGAAATAATTAAATGCTAGTGAGTATCTAGGTTTCATAGATTCATTGCAAGTTACATGATGAATTAAATTTGATGGAAATAAGATAAGTGAATTCTTTTTTGGTTCCATCCACCAAGATCCTGCATTTATTTCATTATACTCAGTAAATGAAATTTCAAAAAGTTTTTCAAAAAGATTGTTGTTAGTATTCTGAAATACTATTTTTCCAAAATCAGGATCGTCATCAAAGTATGTGACTCCACTTATTAAAGAATTCGGATGACGATGAGGAAGAGCATGATCATTATTTTCAAATTTAACTACCCAACTCGTAGTTAAATAAAAATTTATTGATTTTGAAAATTTTAATATTTCATAAGTAAAATTATTAACATGAAAATCCAATTCTTCATTTAATAGTTTACACTGAGGTAAATTTAACACATACTTATTAACGGAATAAAATCCTGCCTCTGTCATCGGTTCAAAATTAATTTGTTTTAATTCATTTTTTAAATCTTCTGTCAAACAATCTAATTTTGCATTATAAATTGGAACCGAAAACAATTGCGTTAGTCCAATGTTAGGCATGTAATACTCCTATAATAATAAATCACAAACATAATTTATAATTATGCTGCTAAAACTTGCTTCAATCTATCTGCTGCATAAGAAGCCGCAAACGCTTTTGGTTTAACCATAGGTATCACATTACATGTACCACGAATATAACCAACTGCTTGTTGAATAACACAAGATGACCCATGCATTTCATTTGGGTTAATATCTAAGTGTACTTCAACATAACGATCTTCTAAAACTTCAGCAAGATTTTGAAACAGTTCCGATACTTTATATACTTCATTCATCAATCGCATAGATGGACGATCCTTGCGTTGATCGTAATCTCTTTCTCTTGTGACTTCACCAAAGATTTTACAACCGTGACGACCATCTATGTGTATAACAATCGCTGTTGTATAATCTGCATACCAAACACCATCCATATTAAATCTTTCGGAATCAGCACCAAGATAAATTTTAGTTTCAGGTGATTGTGCTAGGATGTAATTTTTCACTTCCTCAAGATTTAATTTTTTCATTTTTTCTCCTTTTGGTTATTGGCCCCGGAGGAGAGAATCGAACTCCCACTAACGGTTTTGGAGACCGCCGCACTGCCATTATACTACTCCGGGTTATTTTTTAGGAACATCAATTTCATTAGTGACATAATCACCACACTCATCACTAACTCTATTCATTTCTTCTAGTGGATATTTTTCTTTCTTAAATATTTTATCCCAGTTGTCATCAAATGTTTTTTGATCTACACTAAAAGGTCTGGGATTGCTTCCTTTGCCACCGTCTGACATATTTACTCCTATTATATTGGTCCTCACTCTTGGAATCGAACCAAGCACCCCCGCCTTATCAAGACGATGCTCTAACCTACTGAGCTAAGTGAGGATTAAACTGGCCGGTCCTGAAGGAATCGAACCTCCACCTGATGGTCCGTAGCCATCTGTAATTATCCATTTTACTAAGGACCGTTTGGTGGTAATGGAGAGACTCGAACTCCCAACACACACCGTATGAAGGTGCTGCACTACCATTGTGCTACATTACCTTTATTGGTCTGAGTGGAGAGGATCGAACTCCCGACCTCCTGCTCCCAAAGCAGGCATTCTACCAGGCTGAACTACACTCAGTTTATGCTGGAGCGGGATATCAGAATCGAACTGATAACAGGAGCTTGGAAGGCTCACGTTTTACCATTAAACTAAT